TAGAGGTAAGAGGACAAGTCAAGGTAGGGGTAATGTTGGCTACTCTACCATGAACAAAAATAAGAAAGCTAACCATAAGAAATATAGAGGGCAAGGAAAATGACAGTACAAGAACTAATAAATGAGCTTAATAATATTGAAGATAAATCTTTAGATGTTAGAGTTTTAGAAAACAATATTGATAATCCTAATTATAATATGGAAAATTATTGGATAAACAGAATTGAAGTTGCTAACACAGGACAAAGTGGATATGAACTTCATGGAGAAGTTATTTTAGTTGGGGAGGAATAAGTGATAGGAGAACTAATAGGACTAGCATTTGTAATAGGATTTATGTTATTCTGTATAACAGGAGTTGCATTAATACTTATGGATAAAGAAAGGGATAATAAATGAACATATTTTATTTTGATGAGTGTCCTGTTGTATCAGCAGAAGCACAACCAGATAAGATGTTAGTGAAGATGCCACTTGAAACAGCTCAGATGCTTTGCACAGCTCATAGAGTGTTAGACGGTGATGAGTATGCAGATAGTGTAGGACTTTACAAGGAGGCATACAAGAACCACCCATGTACAGTATGGGCTAGACAATCAAGAGGCAACTATGAATGGTTGTATGTTCACTTCTTAGCTCTTGCAATGGAATATAATTTTAGATACAATCGACAACATGCAAGTTATGTTAAATTGTTTGAGGCTTTAGAGAAGCACCCAGATAACATACATAAAGGAGACATGACTCCACTTGCACAGGCTATGCCTGATGAATACAAAGATGATAATCCTATTGTGGCTTATAGAAATTATGTGATACATGAGAAGCACTACGCACAATGGAACAAGAACAGGGAGAAGCCTGAATGGTGGACGAGATAAAAGATACTGAACTAACGCCAATGACTAAGGCAGAGTATAGAGCTTGGGAAGATTATGTTATAAAATATAACGAAGATAATCCTAAACATCCTATATGTTATGAGCTTACTTGGAACAAGGATGAATATAAAGTTAAATTATTAGATTTAAGAGTTGACAAAGAGGGACAGGAATAATATAATTACTCCTAAAGTATAGGTATGTCCAAAGGTGTAGCCCTCAACTAACCTTCCTGAACCTAAAGACATACGAGCAATCGTGCTAGTTTCTGGTCTAGTGCCACTAAAACCAGACTAAGTTTTACAAGGTGTTCGAGCTACTGTAAAATCCTTTCTTGAAAAGGTTGTAGATGAAATGGGATGAGAACTAAACCGATTACCTTCCCTTGTGAATACAGTCTGATTTTTCCTCATGTGCGAGGGAGTTTGCACAGACTTTAAACAACAAAACTCAGTATGCCAATGGTGCTGGGTATCACTGTAAAGTACCCACTTTTAACACGAGGGTTATTATGAATTTATATTTTAAATCAACAACACTAGACAAGCAGATAGGTTGGACATGGAAAGACATGGACAAAGCTTACTGGGATACTTGGATACCTAAGAAGTCTGATATCAAAATCATTACAAGACTTAACAAAGAACAAAAGAAACAAGCACTTGATGAGTTATGGGAAGACTTGCAAAGTGCTATACAATTTACACGAGATAGAAACAATGCAAGAAGGAGACAGAAAAGACTTGCACAAAAAGAAAAAGTATGATAGACTCCAAACACTTAATACTAAAAACTAAACCTATAGGAGGTACAATATATGTATGAGTATGTAGAAGGAAAAGCTATGTGGGCTAATGTCAGCACACCAAACACTAAGTTTGAACCACATAAGTACGGAATAGTTGTGTTGACTGATGAAGATACTGCTACCAGATTAGAGGGTGCAGGGTTATCAAGAGTTAGAACCAGAGATGGTCAAGCTAAGTATGATGAACCTGCTTTCTCATTCAGTAGAAAAGTAGAACGACATGATGGGACAACCAATCCTGCACCTAAGTTAGTTGATGCCGATGGCAATGACTTAGATGTTAGTCTTGGTAATGGCTCAGAAGTTACTGTGAAGATTAAACCTTACACAGGAAAGTATGGTACGTTTGCAGAGTTAATAGCTGTGAAGGTTACTAACCTAATAGAATATACTGAACCGAGTTCAGACAACGAGGAATTTTAATATGATTATTACTATTAAAAATGATGATGGTGAAGCAGTCTATGATGTTTCAAAGATTGAAGATGAGCAGAAGAGAGCAGGTGCTAACGTATCTATCAGTAAGATAGGTACTTTGAATGTGTTGGTTGAAGCTTTGAACTATGCTTCACAAGGACACCAGAATAATCTTGAAGCTGTGCTAAAGGAAAGTCCTGAAGCAGTAGTTGAACAAGAGGAAGAAGAAGAAGTAGTTGTAGAAGATTCAGAAGACGAATCATAATTCATAGTGAGGGCTAACATGGATAAAACTTGGGATAAGTTACATCAACCTTGTCCACTTTGCGGAAGCAGTGATGCTGTAGGAATCAACGAAGATGACTCAGCAAAATGCTTTAGCTGTGGAGAGTTTATGCCTAGCTATACTAAAGCATGTGGAGGAAAGGATATGCAAACAGAAACAACAACACCAATTAAACAACCAGATACAGTAGGAGAAGGAAAGTTTTCAGCCCTTACGGACAGAAAGATTTCCATGAACACTGCTCAGAAGTATGGGGTTAAATGTGTACATGACTTACAAGGTAATGTCGTTAAACATTTTTACCCTTACTATAATGGGCATGAGTTATCAGCTACTAAGATTCGTAACTGTAAGGACAAAGACTTCTTTGTATCTGGTAGTTATAATGATACAGGTTTGTTTGGTCAACAACTTTTCAAGAGTGGTAAGTACGTTACCATTACTGAAGGGGAGTGTGATGCTATGGCTACTTATGAACTGCTTGGTTCTAAGTGGGCTGTAGTATCTATTAAGCGTGGAGCAAATGGTGCAGTCAGAGATATCAAGGAAAGCTTAGAGTTCTTTGATGACTTTGAAAATGTTATCATTGCTTTTGATAAAGATAAGGCAGGACAAGAAGCTAGTATTAAAGTTGCTAGACTTTTCAAACCGGGAAAAGCTCGTATAGTTACGTTGCCTAATGGTTGGAAAGACCCTAACGATATGCTAAGAAACAACAAGCATAAAGAGTTTGTTGAAGCTTGGTGGGCTAGTAAAGTTTATACACCTTCTGGTGTTATAAATGTTTCTGAACAGCGTGAGAAGTTTCATAATCGTGAGAAGAAACAAAGCGTACCTTATCCTTATGAAGGATTGAACAAGAAACTCTATGGTCTTAGAGCAGGAGAACTTGTAACTCTTACAGGTGGTACTGGTCTTGGTAAGTCAAGTGTTACAAGAGAACTTGAACATCATCTTATTAAGAACACTACAGATAACGTAGGTATCATAGCACTAGAAGAAGATTGGAGAAGAACCATTGATGGTATCTTATCTATTGAAGCTAACGCTAGGTTATACGTTGACCAAGAACGTGAGAAGTTTTCTAAAGAAGAATTAGATAAGATGTTTGATATACTTTATGATGGTCAGAACAAGAACAGGGTGTGGGTACATTCACACTTTGGGACTAATGATATTGATGACATCTTTACTAAGCTTCGCTTTATGATTATAGGTTGCGACTGCAAGTGGGTGGTCGTTGACCATTTACATATGTTAGTTAGTGCAGTACATGAAGGAGATGAGAGACGTGCCATTGATACTATTATGACTAGACTAAGAAGTTTGGTAGAAGAGACAGGTGCAGGAATCATTTTGGTTTCACACTTACGTAGAGTTGATGGTAACAAAGGACATGAGAACGGTATTGAAGTATCTCTATCTCATCTAAGAGGTTCAAATAGTATTGGACAACTTAGTGATTGTGTGATAGCATTAGAACGTAATCAACAATCAGATGACCCTGAAGAAGCTAGGACTACAAGACTTCGTATACTTAAATCAAGGTATACTGGAGATGTAGGTATGGCTTGTAGAGTTATATACGATGGAGAAACTGGTAGACTATCTGAACTAACAGATGAGGATATAACCTTTGACAATAGTTTAGATGAGGCATTTTAATGGACTTAGTATTTGACATAGAAACAGATGACTTAAAAGCAACTCTGGTACATTGTATCGTTGCACAAGACATGGACACTGGAGAGATATATAAATATCCACCAAGTAAACTGTCTGAAGGTTATGAACTGTTAGCTAATGCAGATACTTTAATAGGACATAACATCATCGGATTTGATATACCAATGGTAGAGAAGTTCGGTGGTGTTGACTTGTCAAAGATACCAGTCATTGATACTCTTGTATTGTCTAGGTTATTTAATCCCAACAGAGAAGGTGGACATAGCCTTGAGAAGTGGGGATATAAATTAGGCTATCATAAGATAGAGTTCTCAGACTATCTTAATTATTCTAAAGAGATGATGGACTATTGTGTTAGAGATGTACAAGTCAATGCCTTGGTTCTTAAAAAACTTAGAGAGGAGAGTAAAGGATTCTCTAAACAATCTATAGCTTTAGAACAGGGCGTAGCTAGGATAATGAAACAGCAAGAGGTAAATGGTTTTAAGTTTGATTTGGAATCAGCTTTGTTATTACTTGCTGAACTTAGAGAAAAGAAACAATCCATTGAAGATGAAGTTCATAATACATTCAAACCTAAATGGGTAGATGATAAGTTAGTTAATCCTTATATTAAAAAAGATGGAGACTTATCAAAGCGTGGACTTACAGATGATGAGTATCAAAGATGTTTAGATACAAATAACTTTGAACCTTTTATGAGACAAACACTACAAGACTTTAATCTTGGTAGTCGTAAACAGATAGGAGAATATCTTATTGACTTTGGTTGGAAGCCTGAAAGGTTTACACCAACAGGTCAACCTATAGTAGATGAGAAAACTCTATCAGCAATCACACACATACACGAAGCTAAACTTATAGCAGACTTCTTACTACTTCAAAAGCGTATAGCTCAAGTTGACTCTTGGGTTGAAGGAGTACAAGATGATGGTAGAGTACATGGCTTTGTAATACCTAACGGTGCTATCACAGGAAGAATGACACACAGGAATCCTAACATGGCACAAGTACCGGCAGTCTATAGTCCTTATGGTAAAGAATGTAGAGCATGTTGGACTGTAGAAGAAGGTAATGTTTTAATCGGAGTTGATGCTTCTGGTCTTGAGATTAGAATGTTAGCTCACTACATGAATGACGAGGAGTATACAAATGAAATTCTCAATGGAGACATACACACCGCTAATCAACAACTTGCAAACCTTGAATCTAGAGATAAAGCAAAGACATTCATCTATGCACTTATGTACGGAGCAGGAGATGAAAAACTTGGTAGCGTGGTCGGAGGAAATACAGCAGATGGTAAGAGAGCTAGACAATATTTCTTTGATAATAAGCCTACATTTAAGTCTCTTAGAGACAGGGTACAAAGAGCATCAGCAAAAAATTACCTCAAAGGATTAGATGGTAGGAAGCTGTATGTTCGTAATCAACATTCAGCATTGAATACTTTACTACAAGGTGCAGGTGCTATCGTAATGAAACAAGCATTAGTTATGTTAGATGATGTGTTAAGATTAAATGCAATGGATTATAAATTCGTAGCTAACATACATGATGAGTGGCAGATAGAAGTACCAAAAGATAAAGCTGATTTTGTAGGGAACTTTGCAGTAGATAGTATAATAAAAGCAGGAACACATTTTAATCTTCGTTGTCCGTTGGATGGCGAATACAAGATAGGAGATAACTGGAGTGAAACCCACTAAAGTTTGTACTAAATGTGGTGTAGAAAAAGAGTACACGAAAAAATACTTTCCTCCAAGAGAGCATGGAAAACTCAGAGCCGATT